TGCTGGAGCAATCGCTTGCTTAGTCCCCTGCTCTGCTAGCTGCATACCAATTTCGTCGCCCGGCAGGAGGTTAGACGCCGCCTGCGTCTTTGCCTCTAGCGCCCTCATAGCAATTTCGTCGCCCGGTAGGATATTAGCCGCAGCAGTTTTTGCCGTAGCAGCACCTGATGGAGCCGCTGCCGCAGCGGCACTCTTCCCTGCCAGTGCCCCGCCAAGTGAAGCGCCACCAAACGCGCCGAGACCGGCCATAAGACCTTTGTTAATATCGCCGGTAAGCGCGGTCTGACCTGCGCCCACTAGGAGGCCAGCAGTAGCGGCTTTGCCGCCCAGAGAAGCGACAAGGCCCGCGCCCGGAAGGGCGAAGTTCAAACCCACACCCAGCAGCACCGGAAGGAGTTTCTTGAGGATGTTAGCTTCCGGCAGGCCAGTGTCGGGGTTGATGGAGAGCGAACCGCCCATAGCCATGGCAAGACTTTGGAGACCGCCGACTTCGTCGGGAGTCATGTGCACCAGCATGGAGTCGCCGTTGCGGCCCCGACCCTGAAGCTCCTGCGCCATGGGGTTCATGCGGTTGTTAAGGCCAGAAAGAGACGGCAAGCCGCCAGCACCGGGGACCGGGTTGTTATTGTACGTGCCCCCTGCGGGGGTGTACGGCGTGGGGCTAGATTGCTGAACGTCCAAAACCTGCATAATCTGATCCTTGAGCGCTATCTCGTACTTACACTGACGCTACCGATTTGTCCAAAGTTTCTAGGTTGACGTTATCGTTTGCCAGTTTGTGCCGTTGTAGACGGACAGCTTACCTAACGTAGTGTCAAAAACTACCCAGCCAGCCTGCGGCGTTAGGGCGTTCTTCTGGGTTGTAGTCACTTGCCGTGCAGCGAAGATACCATCAAGGGTACCGCCATAAAAATTATCAGCCCGGTAGGACTCCGCTTGGTTAGGGGCGAGCGAATCCAACTGGGAGAAGTAAGTCTCCAGCACGCGGATAAGCTGTCGTATATAGTGGGGGTCGTACTCCGGAGGTGGGTTGGGCAGCGGAGCCGCACGGAACTTAGTTAGAGCCATTAACGCCGACCATCTTCGCGCATATCAAGACGCGGCGCACCAAGCTGCCACTGAACCCCAAGCTGGTCGGATATGACTTTAAGCGCCATCTGCCTTGCACGTGCCCGAACAAAGACCTGCTCGGTGTACGTATCGACCGTGGTCCGCATTACCAGCTTAGCATCGCTGGGGTTGTTTGAGAGGCTGGAGCCGGGGAAGTTACGCGTCCGCACTTCCAAAGTCACCTCTGGGGTGTTGGCCGTAGAGTCATCAAAGTTCACGTCGGGCAGCATACGGCGGGTCAGCATAAACTGGTCGCCTTCGCCAAGGTCAAAGTCAGAAGACTCGATATAAGCCGACAAGGCAGCGCCATCATCGTCGAGACCGTTCTCATGGCTGTACAGATATCCGTCGCCTACCGTCACGTCGCCAAGGTTGTTTACGGCCACGGGAGTGTTTGCTGCCTGCGGGTAGCGGCGTAGGGCTGTGTCCAGCCATGCTGTGCGGTCGATGCTCCCGTAGTACCAGAGCCTATCAAGGTGGTTGTACACGACATAAGCGTTGTTCACTTCCGAGTCGGCAGTTGGGTAGAACCACCAGACCTCGTTCCATTGCTCGTTTGTACCGGAGATAATCTGTTCCGCCTGCGCGAAGTTGAGGTTCTGGAAGACGTGGTTGCGCAGGGTGCAGGGCAGCGTCTCGACGCGACCGGTGTAGGCGTAGAACTTGTCCTGACCCATCCAGTAGGTGATGTTAGACGCCGTTGCCACGGCACGGGGCGAGGCAATCGAGATGTTGTCTGCGTACTCTTGCAGACCGAACACGTCAGTCGTGCCAAGGAACTGGAGGGTGTAGAGGTGGCTATCCGTCCAAACGAGGATTTCCTGCCGAGTAGGTAGTGCGCGAACGATGCGCGAACCGCGCGAGATACGCAGGTCACCAGCGGTATTAGTAACAGTAGGGGTCCAGTTACCCGGCGCATCCTGCGAAGCCCAACGGATAAGCATGGGGTCGAAGTCGTTCGCATTTGTGCTACCAAAGGGCACTGCGCCAAAGGCGATGAGATGCTTATCCTGCTGTGAGACCAGCAGTTGCATAACTTTGACCGGCACGTCATTGGCAACATAACTATTGGCAGTGGCGTACGCCTGAAGCGTAATAGCCCGCGTGCTCAGAGCCGCGCCCGGATCAACGGTAGACCCACGCTGCCAGATGTATGGCGCGCCGTTGCGGATGTTAGCCACAAGGTCGTTGTCGAAGTTGTCCATCCACCAGTCACGCTGGGGCTGCGACACCGGGCTTGTAGAGCCAAGACCCCAACCAGAACGGCCCCACGTGCCAGTGCCCCAGCCGTAGCCATTGAGCGGAACTGGATTGCCGGTGTCGATCTCAAAGCTGATGCTGATAGCCGTACCGCCGCCCCCAGCGGAGTTGGACGTGACCGGACCCGTGATGGGGAAAGTGAACGTCGATGAACTCAGCACAGTGACTTTATGATTGCCGTTGATCTGGCTAGCAGCCACGCCACCAACAGGACCCACGACGCCGGAGATGGTTACATAGTTGCCGGTCTGCGTTCCGTGCCCGGCGGGAATAACTACCGTTATCGTCGTAGGTGCAGTGGTGCTCGTCTGGATGCAGTTGTCCGTGCTGGGCGTCGTCAGCGTTGGGCTGACCGAGCGGAGCGGCGTGATGTCGTAATAGTTACCACCGGCCTCGATGTAGAGCTTGGCGTTCGTCCCCAGTGACAGCAGGTTATCCGAGAACGTGGTAACCCAGTTCCACATATTGCGGCACACGCCAGCAAACGGTGTCGGCGTAGATTTGACCCAGCCTCCAATCTTTTCCGGGTACCCGGAGCGGAACCGGATTTTGTCACAAGCAAACCAACCACCCTCGTTGGAGTAGTTGGTCTGGTCGCGGTTTACACCGGGCCGGAATTGAAGTTTGGATAGGGGCATTAAGCTTACCTTACCATGTAGCGATTGCTACACGCTTCCATGTGTTAGTAGCGGTACACACATAAATATAGTTGCTGTCCCAAGTAATCGTTCCTGCGGTCCCAGTAGCTGACGCACTGGCCGGCGTGGAAGAGGTGCTAAATATTATAGTCCCAGACAAGCTTGACCCATTGCTGTCGCATAGAATACGTTGCGTACTGCTGGCTGAAATCTGAGTTTGAGTAGACGTGGCAGCAAATACGTTTACTCCCCCAGCGGCAAAGTTAATCGAGGTTCCGGACCGGTACATGCCCATATTTGTTGCGCCGGTAAAGAAGATTGACGGGGCAGAAACTGAGCCGTCGTTGGCCGAGAACGTGCCGGAAGCGCTGGTGGCGTTGATGGTAACTGCGCCCGTAGCACCTGAGATGGTTACGTTTGTGCCAGCGACGATGCTGGTGACGCCTGTGTTGCTAACGACCACTGCGCCGGTTGTGGGGCTGACCGAAATACCAGCGCCAGAACCCGATACGCTGGATACCGCGCCGCCACCTGACGGGGCCTGAGAAACCCAAGCAGATCCGTTGGACGTAAGCACATTGCCTGCGGTGCTGGGAGACACTGACGTAACAGCCGACGTGCCAGCGCCAATCAGGACGGCACCTGAAGTAAGCGATGTGGTGCCAGTGCCCCCGCCTTGAACGCCAAGGGTGCCACTAAGGGTCAGAGTGCCGGAAGTAGTGATTGGGCCGCCAGTAAAGGAAAGCCCGCTGATAGCCGTGCTTGCGTTGACGCTGGTTACCGTGCCACCGCCACCGGCAGTGGCGTCGATAGTGATGCTGCCAGCGCCGTTGGTGATGGTAATACCTGAGCCAGCGGTTAGCGTGGTCTTGGACAGTGTATTGCCGGTGCTGTTGCCAATCAGCAGTTGCCCATCGGTGTAGCTGGTCTGGCCTGTGCCGCCATTAACGACAGCAACGGCACCTGTAAGCTTCGAGGCGGCCAACGACGTGATCCACGACGGGTTGGCGTAAGTAGAGCTAATCAGAGCGGCATTGGTTGTGCCAAAGCCAATATTGGTGCCGTCTGAAATAACACCGACCGTGTAACCCTGCGGAAGAGTGGCGGTGCTTCCGCCGCTTGCCGAAGAAAAGATAATTGAAAACGCACCTGAGGTGTTATTAAAAATATACCAAAATCCACCTACACTCGCTGGTAATTGATAATTGACGTTTGCGGTTAGTGTCCCTGTGATAACAATAATGGGCGCTTGATATTGCGATACTGTAAGCGTTACAGTTCCAGAAGCACCAACGGCGTTTATAGCTGTTGTACCGCCAAAAGCCTTATCAATGATGTCCCAGTCGCTGTTGACCGGCGTTGACCATGTATTGTTGTAGTCGCCGTTGGCTGGCTTTTCGATATTCTTG